CTCTGGCGCAGGCTTGTGCGCCTCCAGCGCCGCCCACATCTCGGCAAGTTTCGTCGTCACGGCTTCACCTCCTTGATCGTAACGGTCGGCTGGTCGCGGTTGGTGTTGTAGCCCTCGACCTGTGGCGGCTTCACCCCCTCAGCCTTTGCGATGGCGGCGCGGGCTGCATCCACAAACCCAACAGGCACGCGCGCCTCATGGCATAGAACGCCGTTAAACTCCTTCGGCGGGTCTGCAAATGTCACGGCTACCGTCAGCGCCTTCAACGCCTCCAACATTTCCGCGATAACCTCATGCTGGCGGCGCAGTTCGGCGGCAGACCTGTGTTGCCCGACATGAGGCAGGTCAAGGTAATCAGCCAGACTCAGGGCTTCGGGATAGTGCAGCGGCCCGGCATTGTGTTCAGTTGTCACGGCTTCACCTCCCGCGCCCGAAGCATGGCGTCGGCAAAGTCGTAGGCGGCTGCGGCAATTGGTTTGATTGCCTGTGACCCCTCGCTTTTAGCGTCACAAGTGCTGATTATTCCCGCCAACGCCTGCCCCGCGAACCAGTCGCGCAGGGTCATGCCTTCGTGACCGCCGTGCGTCGGATTCCCTGCCGGAAACGCCTGCCCGCCGTCGTCGATCGTGCTCATGTCGTCGTCCTCCTCTGATTAGGTCCCGCACACTCGCCCTTGAACATCGCGTGACACCGCCCGCCGCCGTCCAGGCAGTTGGGGTAAGCGCACCCGGCACGCTGCCCGCGCAGCTGCTCGAGCTCGGCCTCGAGCCGATCGATGCGGGCCGAGTACGCCGCGCAGCGCAGCAGGGCAGACTCGCACTCCCGCCGCCACTCCTCCGGCGTGTGCTGCTGGGCCAGCCACGCCTTGTCCCAGTCGTCGAGTTCGATGGTCATGCCTGGTACCTCCGCACCAATGCCTCGACGGCAGCGGCGTTCCGCGCCGTCACCCATTCCCGATTCAGCTGCAGCGCCCGCGTCTTGCGCCCGAGCTCGAGCGCGATGCGCGACTTCGTGAAGCCTTCATCGAGCAGCCACGCAATCCGCTCCCATGTCCGCTTGGCCGGGACCAGCGCAGCGTCGCCCGCGCAGGCCGGTGTCACCGCCAAGATCCGGCGCTCGGTCCGCGCACGGATGCGCATCTTGCGGCCGGTGCGGATGTCGGCGATGACCGACAGCCCCACATCCGACGCCGCCGCTACCATCCGGCGACCGACGCCCCTGCGGGACAGCGCGAGGATGTGCCGCCGCGCCGGGGCAGCGTCCACGATGCCGTTCCAATCGCCCGCCGCTCTGGCTGCAGCACGTCCGCGCTCGTAGTCGCTGTTCGACCGGCGGCAGTGGAAGCACCGGCACCCGGCGAGGTACCGCAACCGATGCCCGTGCGGGCGGTCGGCGGCGAGCTCCGCGACCGGGCGCAGGCCGCGCTCAGACAGCGTGCGCCTCCCATCCGATTCGTCGAGTTCCATGTCCGTCTCCTGTGTGTGTACGGAATCAGGTTAACTCAATTTAAATTGATGTCAACTTATTTTCGCATGGCCTCTTGGACGCAGATCCAGATGATGCGGATGACCGCCCCGGCCAGCATCGCAAGCCAGACCGCAGCCAGTACGCCGAGGGCGATCTCGAGCTCAGACACGGGACCGCTCCCGCAGGCGACCGAGGCCGCGTTCGCCGAACAGGTGCCGGACCATCCCGGCAAGGTGCGGGTCGCCGATGACTTCCTTCGGGTCGGCGTCACGCAGCGCAGCTGCAGCCGCATCACGCAGCCGGTCCCAGGCATCCCGGTCGGCTTCGCGGATGGTGAGGCGGGCGAGGTACGCATCGCACAGTCGCAGCCGGTTGATGGGTGTCGGCTCCTGCTTGCCCCACACTCGAGCGGACCACTCGTCCTGTTCTGCGTGACGGGCGATGTCGGCGGCTTTCTGCTTGTCGGTCTTCTCGACCTTCTCGCCGGGTCGCGGCGCAGCCTTCTTGATCTCGAACAGACCTTGCCACTGGTTCGCGATGGACTGGTCCACGACCGCCGCTTGGTCAGCGCCGAACCGAGCGAGCTTGATCTTCATCGCGTGTTCGCTGATCGGCTTGATGGGCTTGCGGATGGCCTTCCTGAAGGCGACCCATCTCTCCCACGATGCTTCATCGAGTTCGTTCATCGGTTCCTCCACCGTTGACCAACCGCACCTTGACGCGCTGCAGCCCGCTAACGCGCTGGGGTGTATTGGTTATTGGAAGTATTGGTTCTTGGATAGCATTGCGTTCGCTATGCGTTCGCATTGCGTCCGCATCCCATCGGCGCTTGGCAGCATCGGCCGCTTTTGCGCTTTTCTCCCGCATTTTCGCTATCTCTCGCTCGACCCGCTTGTGTTTCCACAGCTTGCCATCCCAGCGGAAGAACTCGTTGAGGACACGCAGCACGGCCTGCTTCTCTGTCTGCGTCGAGGCGCGGCAGATGCCGTACACGAGGTCCTTGGGGATGCCGCGCTCGTTGGCGTAGTACCAGTCGAGCAGGAGCGTATATGCGCCGTGCTGGGCGAGGGTCAAATAACCCGCGTCCCGGGCGTAGTCACCGAGATGTCTTTGGTAGAAGTGCATGTTGTCCACTCATAGGTGAAACCCGATGCGTGGACTTGACGGTAGTACCTTCCCCTACTACCCTCTCGCCACGCTCCATCGTCAAGTGCAGCGTATGGCCACTCCCCCGGCCCGTCAAGGGGCCACCATAAAGGCTTGGTGGCCCCTTGTCGTTTCTGGCCTCCTCCACGGCCTCGCAGATCACCGCCGCCACGCCGCGCACCCACCGTCTACGCCGAGCCATCACCCGCGCCACCCCTCGGCGACTCTCCAGGTGAGCCCGGTAGTAGGCCCGATGGTACGCAGCGCGGCTCACGCGGCCTCGGGCTTCGGACGCAGACCGGCCTCGATCTTGCGAATCAGCCGCTTCATGCTGCGCGACTGCTCGCCGCTCTTAAGCTCGGCGACCACCTCGCCCGCGAGCTCGCGCAAGCGAACGTGCTCAGGCACCCCCACACGCGCCCACTTCGACACCGCCGCACGGGTCACCCCGTACTGGCGGGCCACGGCACTCTGGTTGCCGTACTTCTTGACCAACTCCTCGATGGACATGGAACCTCCGTTGTTGACTCCCGTAAGCATGGCCTAAAAAAAAGTTGCGTACAAGTGTTGACACGGCGAACGGAGCCGGGTTAGGATTGCACCGTCGATACACACACACAGGGGAATTGACCATGCGATACCGACCCATCCCGTCCCATCTGCCCCCCGCCATCCGCTGGGGCATGACCGCAGGCCAGTGCCGCGCCGGTCGCGATCAGGCGATGCGCTTCGCCCGCCAGAACCCGAAGATGACGGCTTACGTCACGATGGCCCGCAACCAGCAGCGCATGATGCTGATGGCCCTGCGCATGGCCCGCGAGGTGCAGTCGTGAGCGGCTTGGATAAATTCGCACTCGCATGTCAGGCTGCTTTCTGGGCCAGAATCCAGAACAATCAGCCGATCGCAGACGAGTACAACTTCGGCGACCAGTGGCGAGCATTGGTCGAGACCCGCACGATGGAGGCTGCTCGGGCCGCAGACTTCCGAGTACACCTCGCTCGACTCGGCGTGGACGATGATGGGGATGACGCTGACGCTCTCGACGAGATGCAGAAGCAAACCTTCTCCGTCATCCACGACCTGAAGCGCAAGGTGGCCGCATGAGCGCCTTCGACGTCGTATACGTCACGGTCGTGACCATCGGCATGGCGTTGTTCTTCGGTGCCATCGTGGTGTGGATGTTCACCCGCCCTGCGCCGTGGAAGCGTCGGCGTGAGCGCCTGCCGAACCCCGCCTGGAGAGCCCGCGTCTACCAGCCCCACAAGCACAGCCGCTGGTGGGTGTGATGGAAGACGACGATACCTGGTGGCACCAGCTCGACCTCGAGATGCAGGAGCGCGAGGAAGAGGAACGCATCGCAGCCTGCAACACCGCTTTATCCCTACTGACACAGGAACACACGCATGAACCAGTCTGAATCCATCGCCGCCCTCGCCGCCGCCCTGTCCAAGGCGCAGGCCGACATCACCGGAGCCTTGAAGGACAGCGCGAACCCGTTCTTCAAGTCCAAGTACGCCGACCTCGCGTCCTGCTGGGACGCCTGCCGCAAGCAGCTCGCCGCCAACAACCTCGCCGTTATCCAGACGACCGAGATCGGCGAGAGCGGGGCCATCCTCGTGACCACCCTCGCGCACTCGTCCGGGGAATGGATGCGCGGGTACCTGCCCATCCTGACCAAGGACGCCGGTCCGCAGGGGCAGGGCTCGGGCATCACCTACGCCCGCCGCTACGCCCTCGCCGCCATCGTCGGCCTCGCCCAGATCGACGACGACGCCGAGGCGGCGCAGGCCCGGGGCAAGCCCGAGGCCAAGCCCGACCCCGACCTCGCCAAGAAGGTGGCCGAGTGCCAGACCCTCGCGGACCTCACCGCCCTGTTCAAGGGCTTGACCGAGGCGCAGCGTCAGGCGTCCTCCGGCATCTTCGCCGCCCGCAAGAAGGAGCTCGGCTGATGGAGCAGCGCACTCCCGAATGGTTCGCCAAGCGCCTCGGGCTCGTGACCGCCAGCCGGATAGCCGACGTCATGGCCAAGACCAAGACCGGCGCGTCGGCCTCTCGCAGCGGGTACATGGCGCAACTCGTCACGGAACGCCTCACAGGAGCCCCTACGGAGGGCTTCCAGAGCGCCGCGATGGAATGGGGTATCGAGCAGGAGCCCCACGCCAGAGCCGCCTACGAGGCCCGAGAGGGCGTCCTCGTGGACGAGGTGGACTTCGTGCGCCACCCGCTCCTCGAGGCCGGGGCCTCCCCGGACGGGCTGGTCGGGGAGGACGGCTGCATCGAGATCAAGTGTCCGAACACGGCCACCATGCTCGAGTACATCGAGGACCGCTCCGTCCCCCGCAAGTACCTCCTGCAGATGCAGTGGCAGATGGCCTGCACCGGTCGCAACTGGTGCGACTTCGTGGCCTTCGACCCCCGGCTCCCGGAGCATCTGCGGCTGCTCGTCATCCGGGTGCCGCGAGACGAGGGCGTCATCGCCGAGATCGCGGGCGAGGTCGGGCGGTTCCTGACCGAGCTGCGGGACCGGGTCGAGCACCTGCAGGCGGTGCGCCTGTGACCCTCGTGACCGGGTACTTCATCCAGCGCGAGGGCTGGAAGGGGTGGGAGGACGTACCGGCGCACGTTCTGGAGCACGTCGGCCACAAGCCGAACCCCTACCTCGACATCAACCACGCACAGGCCGCGCTCGACGCAGCCGAGGCTTTCGGCGACGAGAGACACCGTCTCGTCGGTCGCCCCGTTTCCATCAACCAGGAGTAATCCATGCCCTTCGACCGTACCAACACCGGCACCCTTCGTCGCAACGACCGCAAGCAGAAGGACACCCATCCCGACTTCACCGGGGACCTGAACATCAACGGCACCGAGTTCTGGCTTTCGGGCTGGATCAAGACGGCAGGGGAGAACGCCAAGAACCCCGGCCAGAAGTTCTTCAGCCTCGCCGTGAAGCCGAAGGAGGCTCAGGCCCCGAAGACCATGGCCGAGCAGGAGCCCGAGAAGTTCCACGACGACGATATCCCGTTCTGATGAACCGGATATTCCCCAAAGGCACCACCCCTGACCAGATCGCTTCGGCGATCTCGGTCATGGTGCGGTGGCTGGACCAGACCAAGTCCTGGAAGGTCACGCTCGAGGAGTTCAAGCCCCGGCGCTCGGACATGCAGAACGCCTTCCTCTGGGGCGTCGTCTACCCGTCCATCCTCGAGGGCGGCGGGGAGGCTCTGGCAGGCTGGCAGAAGGACGACCTGCACGAGTTCATGCTGGGCGAGCACTTCGGCTGGGAGACGCTCACGCTCGGCGGGAAGACCGTACACAAGCCGGTGCGCCGCTCGTCCCGCCTCAACAAGCAGGACTTCTCCGACTACCTCGAGTTCCTATCCCGCCGCGCCGCAGAGCTCGGTATCGTGATACCCGAACCGTCCTATGGAGACACACCATGACGCAGACCGAACAGATCCGCGCCCACCTAGTATCGGGCCGCGATATCACCCCCCTCGAAGCCCTCGACCAGTACGGCTGCTTCCGGCTCGCCGCTCGGGTCGCCGACCTTCGCGCCGAAGGCCTCGACGTGCAGACCGTGACCGAGGAGAGGAACGGCAAGCGGTACGCACGGTACCGGCTCGTCGGCCAGCTCGCGCTCGTATGAAGCGGCGTGACCTGCGCAAGGAAGCCCGGGGCCGGGGCTGCACCGTGCGGCTCCCCGGCGTGTGCAACCACAACTCCGAGACGGTCGTCCTGGCACACATCCGCATGGCCGGGGTGTCCGGCATGGGGATGAAGGCCGACGACCTGCTCGGGGCATGGGCCTGCTCGGCCTGCCACGATGCCATCGATCGCCGCTCCCACACCAACCTCGAGCGCGACTATGTGCGGCTGGCCCACCTTGAGGGCATGGTCCGCACCATCGCGCAGTTACGCAAGGAGGACGCGATTTAGATCTGATACGTCAGCGACAACTCGATGCGGTCGGCGCTCGCCCAAGTAAAGGGCTGCGACGTAGACCACGCGGACCCGGCATTGTTCGAGAAGATTGCGAGCGAAGTCACGCCAGCATTGATTCTGCAGATGCCGATGAAAAAAGCGGTCCCATCATCAAGCGCCCAGACCTGCCCGGTGGATGCGGCAGCAGACACAACCGGCACAGAGAAGGACCACTCACCAGTCCCGAAAGTGGTCGTGCTTCCCATCGTCAAGGAGATCTGGATATTGCACAGACCGCCGACGATGACATACCTCGCGGACAGCGTTCCATTGCCGATGGCCGGGTTCACGGAGGCGGTCCACGCAGGCGTGTATGTCCCCTCCTCGTAGTCGTCCAGCGTCTCGGTAAGCATCCCCGGAAGGTTCGCGCCCGCAGCAAAGCTCACGCCAGACACAGGGATCGTGCGCCCCGCCGTCAAGTCGCTGACCGGCACCCTTACCGTGCTGCCGCCCTGCACGATCGGCAAAACCTCGGTGCCGTCAAGCGGCGTCGATGCGGCTGTCAGTTGAGAAATTTTCTTGTCTGCCATGATGGAATCCTCAAATCAAGCCTGAGTGTAGTACGAAAGGCTCACGGCCAAATAACTGTTAGACGGCCAAGCGCCCGGAGATGTGGGGCTAACTTGGTTTCCTGCGCCATCGGCGGTCAGAATCATGCGCCCACTTGAGTCCGTCATGGATTGCGCAGCCACGACATAAAACGCAGTTCCAGAAATAAAGGCAAGTCCAGACCCAATCCACGCAAGCCCTGTTGATGGAATGAAAGGAAGTGAGAAGTACCAGACACCCGTCCCAAGCGTTGTCGTGGACCCGATGACAAGATACAACTGCACGTCTACGCGCTTTCCGGTCTTGATATAAACGCCTTGCAATGTGCCGTTGCCAAG